CTGCACCTTTGCCGCTTTTGTAACTCCAAATGGTATAAAATATGGCCGTTGTGGGCACTTGAGCAGTTTTCTTCAAATCTTCTAGACCTTCAGGAACAAAGTCATGGAAGCTAACACATACCATTGCTTCTGGATTATGTTCTTCATCAGTTAGTGCAGCAACAACCCTGCCGTCGCTAACTCTAAAATCAGTAGATATTTCAGGACGAACAGGATCGTCTTTGATGAAACTTAATAATGTGTGTGAAAGGTCTGTGATGAATTGAAACATGATACTGCTATTTATACGTATATTATAAAAACATAAATTTTATCCAAAAGAATAGGACCCGAAGGTCCTATTTTGATTTACATATAATTATACATGAATGATTTCAATAAACCCTTCTGCTAGAGTAGGCATTTCAAATCCATCAATCATAGTACGTATAACATAGTCGGGAATGTTCTTACCAGGACGACTTGCTAAACGCTTTGCTAGTTCTTCACTTTCAGGAGTGCGAAACACCACAGCGATATGTTCATAGTCAGGCAACATATTAAACTTCTTCTTACGGCTCTTAACTGTAGTAGAAGTTTGATCCCAGATAATGTCTTTGCCCGCAGTTCGTGCAGCTACTACATCCTGAGCCATTAGTTCCACTGCTCGTGGCATGTGTTCTTTGAAAACCTCGTTGTATGTCTTGCCCATCAAAGTAGCATAATCTTCAACATGATTATCAGTGCTTACCAGAACACAATAAAGGGGCCAGTCTTGTGCTGCAATCCAAGTACTTTTACCTGAGCCTGGTACTCCAATTAATTGATAACACTTTGCCATATTAAATATCTCTTTCCCAACCTAATTTCATGCCACGCCAGTTGTTTGGCTCAGTCTTTTCGTTAGCATCATAGGTCCATCCAAGAACCTTCATCATCTTGTGCTTGACCATTAAGTTAGGCTGACGTACTGCATGAGTATCCTCAAAGCCCATCATAACGCCAACTTCGGTCACTGCTCCACTACGACAAATTCCAGCAGTGCAATGTACAATAACATTCATGTCATTGTCCTTTGCATGTTGTAGCAAACGAACAAGTTCAATTGCCTGTGCATCACTAACTTTCCAATCTTCTTCCATTGAATAGTCATTAGCTTCAATGTCAAGGAACTCAAAATTGTGTCGCTCTTTGAAGTTGTGCTTGGCTTCAGGCTTCCAACCTGCCGGATCAGTAATGCTAATCAACATACTATTCTGTCCCGGATCCTTATACCACATGCCACTACTGATATCAGTTGCAGCGCAATTCTGAATAAACATTATATCACCTTTTCTTTAATTTGTCAAGCTCGTTTGCTGCTTCTTCCAGTAAGTCAGCAATACGATCTGGTTTACCTTCTGATACACTTTTGCGACCTTGAATCTGTCTGCGAATCTCTGCACGTTTACGCAACCGAAATACTAAACTTTGCTCAGAGACTGGCAAGTGACTTTCATCTTGGGCCATCAGTTCTTCAAAGCGGTCATGTTCTTCGTGCAATTCAACATGCTTTAACTTTAGTTTGATTGGTCCACAAACATGGGCGGTGTCGCCGGTACCGTTGTCATCATATCCACATTTATCGCATTTCATTCTTCAACTCCAAAAAGTTTCTTAATCCTTATTGCGGCAATGCGAACACTGCGACCATCATGGCTACCATCGTCTTCATCATCCAAAATGTCAAGACATTCTTCGACAATCAACTCGGCAAATTTTGTTGCGTGGTCCACGCCCATCCATTTACCGCTGACATCTGTACCAGCTTGTTTCATTAGTTCTTGAATTCTTTCTTTCATGCCATCTCCAATTCAGCAATTTTCTCAAAAGCAATTACTGCTGGTAACAATAGTACGGCTGCTGGGTTTTCGCTGAGTATTGCCCATACCTTCAACTGATCACTGCTCATATCAAGGTACTGGGCACAGTCATCATATGCAACGAGTGCTAACATTGCACCATAAGACGCATCCCCTGCTGTATGGCCTGCGTGGCCCGTGGCTGCATTATAAGCCACAAAACGACTTGCATGCCGAGCCGCATTCACTGCCGCATCCCAAGCCGCGTCCCAAACCGCATCCCAAGCCGCGTCCCACGCCGAACGCCATTCCGCAGGATGTGCCTTTACTGATGCTAATACACGATCAATATGTGCCGCATTGGGCAGATGACTCCATGCAGTTTCCTTCATACAGTCTCCAAATAGTTACGAACCCATGCTAAACGTTCTTGTTCATTCATAGCAGTGTACTCAACAATGTTAGCACGGATAGCGTCAACCAGCGGATAATATTCTTCATCCAAGTTCTTCTTGATATCAGCTTCCATGTTTACTAACTTATCGGTACGTGGATTGCGGGCAACCCACTTTGAAGTCAAGTAGTATGGACTCTTGATCTTTGCAGAAACCCCGTCTTCAGTGTAGAAAACAAAACCTTCATGTCGAACCTGCTTTGACTTTGCTACCAACTCACTCAAAGGCAAAACATAGGATTCTGCATAGTTGCACTTCAAACATGCCAGTGCATAGTCTTTAACCCGGTTGGACACACTTACGCCGTACATCTCTACTTTTGCGTCCCATGAGTTTTCACGGTGACCTAGAAAGTACATGCCTGCATCTTCAGGAACAATGTGTGGGTCACTTGGGTGGCAGCATTCAAACATCAAGGTCATTCCTTTAGCTGCAAGAATTTCCATTCGCCAATCAGCCCAGCACTGATGCTTCAACATCATTTCCTTAGCATAGTCTACATAGTCGTTTTGAGTTGAACCAGTAGTAGACACTAGGATATCGTTGTTATACCAAGTCATTGCCACCATGAACCCGTTTACTTTACGGTATGCAGTAACCAAAGTATTGTCTGCTAACACAGGTGCCTTAGCTTCAACACCGTAGTTGTAGATTTTTGTGAATGGGCGTGACACCACATTGAAGTCAACATCAACGATGGTACCGCGACATTCTTCTAAGAAATCATTCCACAAGTTATCATAGAACACACTCTTGCGATACTTCAATACAAATATACCATCACCAGCAGGCTTCATACTAACCAACTTTGGGTTAGCTAATACAAATTCCTTCAAATCAGTTTGGTTCATGCTATTTCTCTACTTGTTTAAGTGTGTATTATATCACTGTTTGGATTAAATGTCAACTCCGAAATGTTTTTCAATCAGATCCATGTCATCATTGTGCTGACATTGTAACGTACATTCCCGAACAATCAACTCGGCGAACTTTTCCAGATCAATATGCTTTTCGATCCACATATCATTATTCCAACGCCTCTCTACCCAGCATTGATCTTTGAGTTTTTTAATTCGTTCGTTCATTTCTCAACTCCGAAACATACCTTTGCGGCATTCCATCCATACTGAAATGCTTCCCATTCTAGTTCATCGTAACCGTGCGCACGGCGGGCGTGCCAACCTTTCCAAGTTTGCGACCTTGAATCCGATGTTTCGTCAAGAAACTTGTCAAACATGTCTGATTGTTCTTGGGTGTCCCAATCTTTTTTCATTCTTTAACTCCGAAATGTTCTGGCAAACTTTTTAATATCTCTCTCACTACAAACCATGGCATGACCGTCTGCATCATAATCACCATAAGTTCTGCCATATCTTTAAGGCCGTTTTCGTATCCATCCCCATATGGGTCTGTGCTGTCAAACTGTGTTAGTTCAGTTCTAAGAGGAACACAATCTCTCACAATCAGTTCGGCTAATCTATCAATCCGGCTAAGAAAAGCTGGGACTGGTATGTTATAAAACCCCGTGTCCTCGCCGTAGCTGACAAGCCCAGCTTCCTCAAGCAAGTCTTTAATTTGTGCTGGTGTCATTCTTCAACTCCGAAATGTTCTTTAATCTGTTTTGCACTAAGTTCTCTGGTATCATACTTGGCTACAAAAACTTCATCATATGTCTCAGCGGCAGTAATCGTTACTTTGTTATCAATCAGTTTAGCACATTCCCGAACAATCAACTCGGCGAACTTTTCGTGAAACAGTTCAAAGTAGTTGTTGCCTGGACCACTAATGGTTTGTGTGCGATTTTCTTTGGCAAACTTGTCAGCTTGATTATAAAGTTCTTTAATTCGTTCGTTCATTCTTCAACTCCGAAATGTTCCTTCAACACATCACCGATAATGTCAACACCATAATCATCTACGTGTACGTCTATACACTCCCGAACAATCAACTCGGCGAACTTTTGGTCATACATTTCTTGATATTCTTCAAGAGTAATTTCTCTGTTATGTACTCTCTCAAGATAATGCCGATTGCTCCGAGCATCATATTTTGCCTGTATAGCAAGTAGTTTAATTCGTTCGTTCATTCTTCAACTCCGAAATGTCTTTTAATTTCCATAGCATCAACCATTCTTACCTGATCGCAACATTCCCGCACAATCAACTCGGCGAACTTCTCAATCTGTTCATCAAAAAGGCTGATAGAGCTAACGTCATTGCGATGTTTTCCGACCACTCTACGGGCAAGTTCTCTAATTCGTTCGTTCATAAAAACCACTCCATATAAATCCAGACTACAATGCAAGCAACATTGAACCATACAGCAAACAATACCATGTAGAGTAACACCTGAGCCCGGCGGCCTGCTCGTTCACCTTCGTTCATTCTTCAACTCCAAAATGTTTTTTAATATGTTCAATACCTAGCAAGTTGCCATCGACCCAACCACGATAGTAGTCAGTAAGTTCTTGATGATGATTCATAACATGCTCTGGTATCATTAGAATGTCAGTACATTGCTTCACAATCAACTCGGCGAACTTTTCGTGAGTAGACTTAGAATTATCAATCCACGTGGCGTCTACTGCCTCTTGCCACAATTCATCAATTCGTTCGTTCATTCTTTTACTCCGAAATGTTGTTCAAACCGTGCCATAAACTTATCAAGTTCTGCGCCACGACAATCCACTCCTTGCTCATACCAAACTTTAGCAAAGTTCTCTTTGCACTCTTTGACAATCAACTCGGCGAACTTTTCTGTAATTACTTCTTGTAATTCTCGTACAACGCCTGGGATAAATCGTTGATTAAATGCATACAATGCTGCATCAGAATAAAGTTCTTTAATTCGTTCGTTCATTTGTTTAATCCTTTAATCCATTCGGTCTTGATACCTTTTTCATAGTAGTCTCTAGCCCTGCCTGAATAATAAAATACTTCATTACACATTGTACACTTATATCTGTGTAAGTCAATGTCTACATAAGACGATTCTGTAGTGTATTTCCACTCTCCGTCGATTTCTTCACCAAAGTAATCTCTAGTGACCCACTGTGAGTGTTCTCTTTGATGTGTACAACTCATTCTTCAACTCCGATTTAGTTATCTGTCTGTAATCAATTCAATATGGTATCCTGGGCGATGGCAGAGAAAAATAGATGACACTTCATCTTTGGTGAGAGCATCTACTGTACTCATGCCAGACAATCCACGAGGACTCTCATAATATACAAACCACGTTTTCATTCTTCAACTCCGAAATGTTCAGCAACTTTGCTGGCAATTACCGTTGATTTAACTTTATGACCCTCATATTCAGTATCAGTTCGATAACATATATCCATACATTCCCTAACAATCAACTCGGCGAACTTCTCTTTATCAAATTCCTCATTGCTGGTCCAGGTTGACCCTTCACTCCATGATGTACATTGTTTGATTAGTTCTTGAATTCGTTCGTTCATTTAGTATCCTTTAGTTTTCAACCATTTAGAAAGTTTGTGTGCCCAATCCCAAACATCACGCCCTAGACGAGCATTATGTACTTCGGCATAAACATATAGCCCCAAGATTGAAAAAATATTTAAGATTGCTAGGTACATCATCTAACCGTCCTTTAGTTAACTGTCTAAGAGTATATTATATACCCAAAATGATTTAATGTCAACTTAATTTTTCTTCTTTCATTCAATCACCCTTTTGATGATGCCCTTTGATTTCACCCTTTAATGCGTCTTTGATAGCATCTTCCATGGTGATTGCAATCACGCCGGTTGCATCTATTCCCATGTCACGACACCGAAACTTTTCCATGCCGCTGGTACTACCGTGCAAATGACCATGCAAATGAACACTACCGCGATGCATCTGGTCCCATTCTGCAATAGGATAATGAAACATCACAACTTTAGTTCCATTGTAGTTGATGTCCAAGTAGGGATGTACTTCACCAAACTCTGCACGAAATTGAAAATCTTTTAACAGTTTCTTATCGTGATTACCCTCAACCAAAATCTTAGTACCATTCAGCCTGCGCATGTATTCGGTTGCTTTTGGAGCGGGCAAAAATGCCACATCACCCAAAATATAAACAAGGTCAGCAGTGCCGATTAACGCATTCCATTCCTTGACCATGGCTTCGTTCATGTAAGCCACATCATTGCGAAATCTTGCCCGTGATACTGGGCAAAATTTCATGATGTTTGCATGTCCCCAATGTAAATCTGATGTTACCCATGTCTTCATTCTTTTTCTCTTTTCTTAGTATCTTGTTTTTGTGCTTGACGTTCTGTTTTCCAAAACACCCGCTTCCAATCTTTCAAGTGTTTCCACCATTGGGGAGCAGATGTTAGTTGACCTTGATGTTTATGAGCCATATTATTCTCCTACAAATTCTTTGATACATTCAAAACGTGTTACTGCTGGAACCCACATAAATTGTTCACGTTTACGCTTAACTTTTTCAAAATCAAAGTTAACCATAAACCAGTCTTTGTCGGTGCTGAAAGCTACATCACGCATAAATTTTACAACGTGAACCCAACGTCCGTCAAATTTTGCAACTATCATAGCACTTACTCCTTATCTTCGTCTTGTCGCTCCTATGCGACTTGCCTTATTCCATGTGTATGCGACACCATCTGGACACTTGCCATCTACAACACTATCTACACCGAACATACCTACCATTTCAAAGTCTGCACTTTTGATGGTCACAAACTCGTTCATAGCCTTAGCTGTACTCATTGCTTCATTCAATGTCATCACATTGAATGTTATTGTTTTACCTATTACTTGATACATAGATGTATTATAGCACTTTAACCATTTATTGTCAACATATGGAAATACCCGGCGAACCGGGTATTTCTTTTGAATCATTGATTATTACATCAAATCGTAGCGACTATTCATCACGGCCGTAAGCATAATTGCTTCAGGCGAGAATGCATCTGGGTCTGCACCCAATACACTAGCAGCAATCGCTGGGGAGAATCCTGATACAAGAGCGGTTCCACTCTTGTCAAACTCAACTGGAGCGTTTCCGCTAGCATTCAAGTTCCAGAAAACTACCTTAGGCAATTCGTATCCTGCTTCACTGTACTTACGTGCGATCATTTCCATTGCACTGTCATCATACTTAACGCAAGCGTTAAATTGCATGTCAGAGAAAATCATCAGTGTCTCAGGCATTTCTGCTTGTGATACCTTGTTCTTAACCGCAGTGCTAAGGATTTGATTGAACGCACCATGTAGGTTTGTACTCATTTCCCAATCTGAACTGATCATTTGATCAATCTTTTGGTTGATAGAACCCTTAAGATTCACCAACTTGGTATTGTCGCTGAAAGTCAAGAAGCAGTCCTTGAACTTACCCTTGTTCTTGTCAGCAAAGTACAATCCCAATGAAACTGCAATTTCCAAACAAGTGGTGTCACCCTTTTTGCCTGCCTTGCTAGTCATAGAGCCACTAACGTCAACTAGAGGCAACACGCTAGCGTCACCAACATAGTTAGGCAATGCAGCCCATTGTGCTTCAATAGCACCCAATTCAGTAGCAGACCACTTGGTTGTACCGTATCCACTGATACGACCCTTCAGTACATCATGCGGGAAGATTGCGTTAGCATTGATCTTCACACCTGCTTCGCCCTTAACCAACTTAGTGATGTACTCGGCATAAGTTGTACCGTGACGACCGAAAGCCTTCTTGTAACGACTATGCGCTACACTTGGAACGTGACTGTAGTTGATGTTATCCCAGTCATTTGCACACATTTGTGATTCAACAACGGTTGTCATACCAACTAAAGTCTTACGATATTGCTTTGGGCTCATACCGAAGAATTCACGAATTTCAGCCGCGATCTTGCCCTTACGTGGAGTCCACTTAGCAGCAAGACCATTACGTTGACGCAAGTAGTCACCTAGTAATGCGTATGCAGTAGCCTTCATTTCTTTAGATTCAAAAACTAGCAAGTCATCAAACCTACCAAGTTCAGGCACCTTAGTGATAAGACGAGCAGCATCAGCTGGGTTAGTCTTTTCCAAATGAGTCAATACTTGACGGAAGATTTCCCGTTCACCAGCACCACCGCGGACATCACGTGCCCATTGAACAATACGCAATGCCAGATCGGCATTCTCAACGTAAGCTGCGGTGAATTGAGGGATGATGTTCTTACCACGACTTGCGCCGATGTTGTAGAACAGGTCAACACATGCGTTAGCTGTTGACTGACGAGCCTTCATACCGTTTGTAGTACGGGCTTCTTGATTACCGATTGCTGTTGCGAATTGCATACTGTTTCCTTTCTTAGTTTTTAACAGGTTAATACTAGTTTAATGTCCTAGCAGACGCCAAATTATTGTTGCGGATGTTAACCTAAATTTAACAGGATCGTTTTGTACTTTTTGTTTCAAGTGAGAAATCCAAACTCACGTTGATAGTCTTGAAGTTATCGCCGACTATCGGCCATAGTTTTATGGTGTTGCTGAACCGATCCTAAATCTTATTGTCTAAGCGTTTATTATAGCTTAGTTTCTTGTTGTTGTAAATACATTTTGGGTAAACGGGATGATTGTGTCAATTTATTTATTTTCTGGTCTGACCAATTATAACACTCAGACCCTATCAACAATTCATGTTGACTATTCACACTCGGCTTTCTGTAGTGAACACATAGATTGTCTTTCCAATCTGTCATACATTCCTTGAGCGTCTAGTTACCTAGAAGTATTGCTACTGTCCTACGACCGCTTTCTATGCAATTAAGTAAGTGGTTAAATGCTGTATTCATCCCTAGAATTATTATCGTACTTGTTTAAGGTACTCGCGGCCAACTAGGCCCTTTTCAATTTCCATCAATGCAGTAACGATTGGTCCTGCAGTTGTGGGTTTAGCTAGTTTAGACTTGTGCCCTCGCCTGAGTTCTCTAACCCTTGCGGTTGCGATTAGAACCATTTCAAAACGATTACCAATCATCTCTGCTGCCTCTTGGCTAGTATATCTCGCTCTAGATTCAGTCATACTATCTCCTGTGGTTAAAAAATTTGGAGCGGGTAGAGAGAATCGAACTCTCAAATTAACTTTGGCAAAGTTATAGGTTACCATTACATCATACCCGCATTATCTTGTGAATTTTCGTTTCAATAACAACCAATAGTATTTAATACCTCTAAAAGAGAAACTATCAAGGTTCATATCAAATGCTGAAACTTCTTTGGGAACATTCCTGTATGCACGATTTATTACATCTTCTGATTTTGACATACAATGCGTTCCTTTATGTTTGGTACCTCGTGACAGAATCGAACTGCCGTAATCGCCGTGTAAAGACGACGTTCTACCATTGAACTAACGAGGCTTACTATCTGTTTGTATTATACTGTATTTTTTATATTAAGTCAACTGCTTATTGCAGAGTTTGGACACTTCAATAAATCTTTATTTAAGTTTACGAAAGAGTTTTACCTTTTGTGGTCTCCCGAGAGTGAATCGAACACTCGTCATATGGTCCCAAACCATAAATTCTACCATTAAACTACCGGGAGAAAATTTCTGTTAGTGATACCATTTCACCAGACTGAGAAATTGATTGGTTGCGGAAACAGTTTTTGCGCTATTTCTACATAGATGTATTGCTGCTTGGGATACAAAATACAAAGATGCGGGGTCAGGGCATGCTCCTGAAAGCGAAGGCTTATGAGACCCCGCGGCCACTCGGCTCCCCGCATCTTTGTACTCTGAACTTTATTTATCATTTCAAGATAGGATTCTACCATTTAACCACAAATGCGAATTTGGTGCGTGATAAAAGATTCGAACTTTTCACCTCTACTATGTCACAGTAGCGTTCTTCCCCTGAACTAATCACGCATATTTAATTATTCACGCATATTTAACAGGATGCTGTTTTGCTTTTGACTTAAAAAAGTTTTTTTATTTGCTGGAAGCATCCTTAACCTGGTGGAGGATAACAGAATCGAACTGTTATAAACAGCTTGCAAAGCTGCCGTAATCCCATTATACTAATCCCCCGAAATTTGTGATTGATTACTTATCTCATTATACGCCATCAATCAAGGCGAGTTTCATTGTGGTGCGGATAGAGAGACTCGAACTCTCAGCTTACGGCTTCTAAGACCGCTGCGTTTACCAATTTCGCCACATCCGCATTACTAAATTTTGGCATCCCCTCTAGGACTCGAACCTAGACAAACGCTTTTGGAGAACGTTGTGCTGCCATTACACTAAGGAGATATATAACAGGATCGTTTTTTACGGTTTTGATTAGAAGTCAAATGTATAATTATTTGCTGAACCGATCCTTAACTTGGAGGAAGATAACAGAATCGAACTGTCACCGTGTCAACAGTGGGACGGTTTTCAAGACCGTGTCCGCGCCATGCAGCCTATCTTCCATTATTCTTTATTTATTACCATAGAAAAACACACTACGCTCTTACCATTAAGCTACCTACCAGCACATACGTTATGGTCATTGGGATCGATTCGAACCATCATCTTAATGTGTTTATCTATAGTTACCATATGTAAACACACTAACGCCGATAGCTACGGAGATTTATCCGATATCGCTGGGAAATCAATGTGTTTGCATATGGTCGGGGCACAGGGACTCGAACCCTGAACTGGCAGATTAAAAGTCTGCTGTGATAACCATTTCACTATACCCCGTATATGGTCCACGCTCTCAGACTTGAACTGAGTTCTCTCGGCTTAAGAGGCCGGACTTCACCATCAAAGTTTAGCGTGGGTTGTGCATATTAAATTGTCTTTAATGTGCCAACCATTGACCATATACGGGGTCAGTAATTGACACTATAGTTTACGAGATTTTCGTTTCATATAGTACCTCTTTCATTTAAAAATATATTATACAACAATTTAGGTTTGTTGTCAACCTTTATTTGGAGTAGGGAGCGAGATTTGAACTCGCGGATTTACAGTTTTGCAGACTGTTGCATTGGGCCGCTCTGCCATCCCCACATTATTACTTTTGATCAGACTTTTCTCTTGCTACCTTAACATCACTTGCAAGTTGCGCTTGGATCATCATATTCTTAAATGCATTACGTTGCGCTTGGTCAGTGAATTTAAACAATGCTGTCATTGTTTTATTACGTTTAGATAGATTGAAAGTTTTACCTGGTTTCATTTTGTTTCCTTGTTAAAAATTACATAATCTTGGCGGAGCATATAGGATTCGAACCTATGCTCCCCTTGCGGGGAGGACGGCTTAGCAAGCCGCTGCCTTCGACCACTCGGCCAATGCTCCTTAAATACTTGGTGCCTCCAACTGGACTCGAACCAGTAACCTAACGATTATGAGTCGTTTGCACTAACCAATTGTGCTATAGAGGCAATTTCCATAATATAGTATACTCCCAGTGTTTGTCATCACACTGTACCTTGTGGTACATCTTCAGATATAGTAATCTTATTATAGGTGATTACTAACATGATGTGGCACTTGCTCATTTTAATATGAAGGGAAGGCTATATCCCTTACATGACAAGAATACACTATATTATGGTGCGACTGACCGGAATCGAACCGGTACGCCCTTGCAAGCGTCAGATTTTAAGTCTGGTGTGTCTACCTATTCCACCACAGTCGCAAATTCATCTTACTATTATATATCAAATAGTAATTGTTGTCAAACTAATTTAATATTAGGTTGACCATTATATAAATATTTATATGTTACAACACAAAGCACGTATTCCATTACATCTACGCCGTAGAGTACTAGAACGTGATGGCTATTATTGTGTATATTGTGATGAAGACCTGCGTGATGCGGAGATACACATGGATCATGTTATACCAGAATCAAAGGGAGGTCCAACTACATACGATAACCTACAAGTAACTTGTAGAAAATGTAATCTTGCTAAAGGGGTACTGACTGAAAGTGAATTCACAAACAGATTAAGAACCCGAGCAATGAACATTTTGAATAAACTTGGAGCGGGGTAGGAGAATCGAACTCCTGACTTTAGCTTGGAAGGCTAAGGTAATGCCATTTTACGAACCCCGCATTGATAAATTTGTAAGTAGTAGCACCTCACTCATTGCTACCATTCTACCTGTATTTTCTTTAAAGCGGCCGACAGGATAGAGGTACGTAGTAATAGTTGATACTTGAGCGTTGCAATTTTGTTGGACTCGTACCATTCTCTCACATGGCTTTCGACACCATGCTTTCTCAACATCTACACTTACAAAACTTGGCGCCTCGTAGGGGATTTGAACCCCTGATCTCTACCGTGACAGGGTAGCGCATTAGGCCAGCTATGCTAACGAAGCAAAATAAGATAGGCTTCACACCTAATTGACGTTTGCTAGCGCATTCAGTCTAACGTCTAAATCATCAACTTGGTGGATGCAGTTGGAGTCGAACCAACAGTGCCGCGAGGCGGAAGATTTACAGTCTTCTGGGGTTACCAGTTTTCCTACACATCCAAAATTTGAAGACAGTATATGGATTCTTTCCTGTCAGTCGCAGAATTACATAGAATAGCCACGTTTCATACGTCTCCGTGAAAGGGAGGTGAATCGTATCTGCGTCTTAAAAACTTGGAGTCGCATACGGGTTCTGCCCCCGTCTAGTCACCTTGAAAGGGTGATGACCTCACTAGAAGTCTAATGCGACATTATCTGTTATATATAAACTCACTCGCATCTGCCTTTGGAGCCGCGTGTTCCTTCCCTCTGTATACACATCACAGGATCCTGTGATAGGGACATGCACATTTACACTAGAGTTTACATATAACTTCTTTGTTATATTCAAATACACTACCAATCATATTGAAACACACTACCTAGTTTTAACTTATAGCGTAGGACTTTCGCCTGCTACTGTAGTAATGTATTTCAATATGGAGTCTGCCACGAGTCTTGTTACTTTAGCGTTTCGAACCGTCGTTTCTCGCAGTACGTGGTCTAATCACAGTCTCCATCCTATCCTCAGAAACTGTACTACGTATCACGGTAATAGAATCCCTTGTTCTTTCAGACTTCAACGACTGCCGCTGACATACAGATCAGCTTCCAGACTACCATATTGAAACACACTAACATCTTCCCCCGGGACGTATCCCAAAGTTAAATCATCCCTGATACAAAGGTCATAGTGTGTTTCAATATGCGAACTCATTGTAGACGGGGGTCGAACCCGCATCGCCCGCGACAGGCATCCTACCATTAGAAGACTACGAGTTCATCGGGGTCATGACTCCCGATTATGGTTGGGGTTAATTACTCCCCTCTGCTGCTCCCGAAGGCTATACATTTACCATATAGAAACACACTACCTACGCATTCCGGCGTAGCCCACCCGTGGAACCTTCGATCAACTCCGGCCTAAATGTGTTTTTATATGGATTCTTTGTTATATTGAAGCACCCTCAGCATTTCACCCTTGATTCGCTATTGCTACTAGGGGCGTGTTTTAATGCGCTTCAATATAACTTCTCGCTACGCTTTCTTTCACAAGATTGCGGACTGTTATCACCTTGCAACATGATCGTGCTTGGTGTTGTCTTAGCGAGAAATTACATAATTAAATTTTTAATGAACTTGTTGCAACTGACTCTATCGTTTGTTGCTATGTGTTTATTATAACACTGTTTAGATTAATTGTCAAGAACTTTTTGTGTCTACTAGCTTTAAGCTACCGTTTCCGTGAACTACTTCAATCAATCTAAGTATGTATTATATACTAAACACCATTTATTGTCAAAAATTTGTTGTTGTATTTTTACAACAACTATATCCTTTGGTCCGGCGTAGAGGAATCGAACCTCTATAATGACTTTAGAAGAATCATGTCCTATCCGTTGAACGAACGCCAGAGAATTTCTTAAGTAGTCTCTATTATAGAGGATTGTTGATTTTTTGTCAAGAAATATTTGACAGGATGTTTGGCTCCCTCGCCTGGGCTCGAACCAGGGACATTTTGATTAACAGTCAAACGCTCTACCGACTGAGCTACAAGAGAATAAAATTGGTGCCCCCACCATGACTTGAACACGGGACCTACCGCTTACAAGGCGGTTGCTCTACCACTGAGCTATAAGGGCAAAATAGCAGTGATATTACTCACTGCCTTGTTTATTTAGATGAATTCTACTCTAGCCTGATTTTTATGTCAAGCTAGTTTAGTAAAATTCTACTGTGCTTTGGAACACCTGCAAGCAAGTAATCCATTTGATCAGCAAGAATGTTACGATGTTGTAAAATCATGTTTTCGTAGTGGTTTGGGACATACGGAGTGTATAGAAGTTCCATACGTGCTTCCTTCAATGTCTTATGACCTTTCTTACTGTTACATTCTTTACAAGCAGTAACAACATTCATCCAAGTGTTTTCACCACCTAAAAATTTAGGGACAATGTGGTCCCTGCTTAAGTGATTGTAATTTGGATGATGTTCACCGCAATACGCACATACTTGCCGGTCCCGTCCAAACAAGGTTCTGTTAGTTAATGCAACATTGCTATGCTTGAAAGGATTAAATCCGTGACCTTTGACGGCAATGATACTAGATGTTTCAAGGTAGCTGATTTCACCGGAGTTTTGAAAGCCACCGCGATACTTAGCCACAATTTCACCCATGCTCCATGCTACCGCATCTTTAGCGTGGTATGTAATTGCGTCATCATGTGAAATCCATTGTCTTGGAATTCCTGAAATATCTAGTGCTAGAACAGCCATGCTATACTCCTTTGTTACTGTCTATATCTATTTAATACCTTATTGGTGGGTCGTAGAGGATTTGAACCCCTGACTCCTTGGTTCGAAGCCAAGTACTCTATCCACTGAGTTAACGACCCAAACAAAAACCCGACTAATCGGGTTTTTTGTGAGTGTGTATTTAATTTTATTTACGGTTGAAAGCCCAACCTAAAACTCCAATTGCAACCAATCCAACTAAGCCTTGACTACCAAGTGCTGTGACGAATTTAATTACATTTGCAAGAATATCCAATCCCATGAATGGTACTGCTGCTCCGAAGACGATTTGTAAGATCACACCTACGGCTAAAAGTTTTACACCTAGGTCTAAAACGCTAGTTAGAAAAGCACCTGCTAAGGCGAATCCTTTGTTTAAAGTTTCCATATTTTTGTTCCTTTCACAAACTAATATTTAGCCTGTTTGGGCACCGATAAGTCCAATATCTTATTACACAGTAACTATATAGTTATTGTGTATAAACTGTGCATTTATGGTACCAGCGGAGGGAATCGAACCCTCTCAAGAACCCTAATCTGGGGCTAAAAGGCTTATAAGACCTCTCTGACTTCCAAGTCTCGCTGGCATTGTATTTGGTCTCACTAGATAGATTTGAACTATCATCTATTCTTTAGGAGAGAACTGTTCTATCCAGTTGAACTATAGCGAGAAATAATTTGGTGCCCTAGGCAGGACTCGAACCTGCAACACACGAATTTTCAGTCCGCTGCTCTACGCTATTGGAGCTACTAAGGCAATATAGGTTTTTGAGAGGCTACCTATCCTTGTTGAGGGGACTCAATAGTTTGTCTCGTATGGAGGAGGTCTTGCATCTTTCAGGTTAAACAAGTGCATCTGGCTGCACCCTTACTTGCGACTCGACTCTTACGTCTATCTCAAAACTTTTTAGTGTGTAAGCATGACCAAACCTGCTACTTACACTTCAGCTACCTTACCTTGGTACGTGGCGTTGTGGTCAACCCATGTAGCTTACAAACTGAATTTGCGCTGTGCAAAGGTGGTCCATATATCTTTACGATACCACTCTTCGGGCGGAGTAAAAGTTCGTTGGCCCGATTAAACACACTTTCCGATACTAACTAAGCAAAACTTGGCGGAGAGCAGAGGAGTCGAACCCCATCCCATTTCTGAGAACCTGGTTTTCAAGGCCAGTCGCAGGACCATCCCCGCTGCATTACTCTCCATATTCTTTAATCGTAGTATGATTTCCGCTCTCGTTCCATCTGTTCGTACATTACATTACGATTAACTTTTCGGCGAAATCTACAGATTTCAACTATTGATTGTTCATTGTTGGACCTTAGTGCCCAATCACGTTTCTCATTGATTGTTGATAACGTTGAGAATTCTTCTGCAACTGAATCCAGATCAACACCTTTGTATCGTTTTCTATATGCTCGGAATTTAATTATCATAGCAAGTGCATATTGTTCATTCGTGCTATCGATAATTACTTCTTCCCATTTTTCTAAACTCATATTATCTCCATTATCGGTGGTCAACCCATAGAGCTAGGCTCTACAATGCCGACCGTAAATTGGCCCCGTCTGATGGAATCGAACCACCGTTTCGTCCTTGACATGGAATGTTGTATATTGCTGACTGCATCCTTGACAGGATGACCTTTTATACGTGTGCTAACCACTACACTAAGACAGGAAACTTGGTACCCTTGCTCGGACTCGAACCGAGAGAACTCTTCCTTTTGAGAGAAGTGACTTTTCCAATTTGTCCACAAGGGCATTATAAAACAGGATTCGCTTTTTGGGTTTGAACCAAATATCGCTTGGAGCGAATTAACCGAAGTTATTTGCTGTATGAATCCTAAAACTTGGTGCTCTGAGCGAGACTCGAACTCGCAGAACCCGGCTTCTTAGACCGGTACCTATACCAATTCGGTTACCAGAGCTTTTTTCTTTCGCCCACCTTTACGGTTGGCAGCAATATTTGCTTTATGTTCTTCACTTTTAGGTTTTCCTTTATTACCGGAACCACCTTTATTATTTACTTTATGCTCTGACATAAGCTGTCTAGCTTTTTCTTCTCCGTATTTTTCAACAGTGTTTTGCCAAGCAGTTCTGCCACCATTAGTCATTCTGTCAGCAGTATTTTCTTTAGACGTTCCCCAATATAAATGATGAGGATTACCGCATTTACTGTTGTGACATGCATGGCATAGATGGATGCGCTGACCTTTAGGGATACTTGTATCAAGTAAATGAGCAAGCAAACCTCTATAATTTTCGCTGTTACCACCTCGTTCTATACAAGGCTCATCTAGTTTTAGATGAGATTGTCTTTGCGCTTGGGTATTTGTAATGTATGTTTCTATTAATATCATACATATATTTATGCTAAACACCTAAAAAGTGATTTTAAGGTGTTTACCAATTTCACCACCGGGGCATATTCAACATCCCATAGCCGGGATTCTGTTCTATCCTAACATTAATCTTTGCCACAACCCGAATCAATAGCGCAAGTGTTACCTGACTCTGTTTGTGTTGCTTGTTATATCTAGGTAGTATTAACGGCATGCTATGAACACCCCTCCTACACGCACTTGCCACAAGTCCCGAACTTCCTCTGTTGCCAGCGTTAGGTCGGATGTTGAAAATTTGGGTTGATCTATGGGAGTTGAACCCATTCTATCGCTTTCACAGAGCGAGGTGCGCACCGGTACACTAAGAACAACATAACTGGTCTGTGTGGCAGGATTTGAACCTGCGATTTCCCACTTCCAAGGCGGGTAGATTAAACCAGACTTTCTCACACACAGATAAACTTTGGCGTACCCCCAAGGACTCGAACCCTGACTGACCGACTTTGGAGGCCGGTGTGCTGCCATTACACTAGAGATACATTAACTTTGGTGGAGGCCGGGGGTATCGAACCCCTCTAGACATTCTACTTGCAAGGCAGAACCGCAGCCCTCTGCTGCCCCCATATACTGGTACCCCCGGCAGGTAACGCTCCTGCGACTCCGCGTTATCAGCACGGTGTTATACTTTTTAACTAAAGGGGCAATAAATACTATTATGAAAACCTACAAGAATTTTACTCCCTGTGGTTTGAACTTTCACCTATCATTGATAGATGGTGTTTGTTGTATGATTGTATATGATAGATTCTTTTGTGAATACCATATGCAATATTTTACTAATATCAACAAAGCATTAGGCTTTATCAATAATCTTTGATTGGTAGATGTAAGTAGATTTGAACTACTGACCTGCTCCGTATGAAGGAGATGCACTACCGCTGTGCTATACATCTATAATTGGTGCTCCTTACTGGTAACGATCCAGTGTCTATACATTACCAATGTATTATAATACCTTTATACTAAAAGAGCCGATTGGTGCGCCCGGAAGGAATCGAACCTCCATCCCCGATTTCGTAGACCAGTGTATTCTCCATTATACTACGGGCGCATTAATAAAACAGGATAGTTTTTAACATAGTGCTACCGTTACACTAAACCTTGCGGCTACGGAGTCGAACCGTTCCTTTTCTTTTCAAGAGAAGTAGTTAAATTATTTGCTGAACCTATCCTAAAACTTAACATTTATAAGCACACTTGAACGTTTCTTCAGTGCTACGGACACTATCTCCCATTCCAAGAGGGCGAATCGTGTGTGCTTATAGATGGTGCCCCATGACAGAATTGAACTGCCTTATCCTGATTACAAAACAGGCGTAATACCGGTATACGAAAAGGGCAAAAAATGGCTCCGCATCTGAGTAACGATCTCAACTAAACACGAAACATATTGCTCACCAGGCTAGCTTCGAACTAGCAATTCAATTAAGAGTCGGATTAACAGTCCGGTGAGTTTACCAGTTCCTCTACTGGTGAGCAATATGTTCTAAATAACTTTCATTTCTACTAGATTTTTTTTCATTAGCACTACTAATTTCCTATGCGGTGGAAATTGTGTCCACTTAGCATCATCTTTTTCTGTTTTATATCCTTTGATTTCTATATACACATCGTCATCAATAAGATAAAAGTCCGGAGTATACCTGCGCTCTTTGCCTTGAAATGTATACGCAAATGAATCTTTATTTCGTTGCCATTTGATGTTGTTAATTAGTAAAGGAATACGCGGCGTTATTAAATAACTTCTGTCCTTTGGCAACCTCACCGCCAACAATACTTTTCATACCCTACTGGACCGACTTTGCTTATCGTTTGTCACATTACTGTGAAGCCCGGGAAGTCTCTCCCGGGTCGGTTTCCATCTACTATCTTACTAAGTATTGTCTTAGTATTGCTGAAACTGCTACGTTGGGACTCTTACCCCAGTGTTTCTCAGCCGGTCAACGAACTGACGCAGTTAATCACTGCAAAGACGACCGCAGTTCCATGATCGCCTACTGTTTACTTTGTGGCTCTTGCTTTCCACTTGATACTGGCGCCGTGGACGGGAATCGAACCCGCATAGGACGGATAGACAATCCGTTGCATTACCAGTCTACCACCACGGCATAATTTGGTACTCCGAACGGGTTTCGATCCCGCTTCTCCAACTTGAAAGGCTGGCGTCCTAGCCACTAGACGACCGGAGTGTAATAAAACAGGATAGCATCTTTTTTTCATTAAAAGTGAAATTGGATTGTTTGCTGTTGCTATCCTAAAACTGGCAGGGGATATCAGATTTGAACTGATGATGACGATTTCAAAGACCGTTGCCTTAGGCCACTAGGCGAATCCCCAACAAATTTGGTGGAGCAGAGAGGGTTCGAACCTCTACAGAACGTGCTGACCTCCGGGTTACAGCCGGGTGCCCTTCCTCTCAGGCGTCTACTCCATATTATTAAACACACTGTTTCCAATGTGTATATTGAAGCACACTACTTACAACGGAACCCCGAATTACGTAAGTAATATTCTTCAATATAACTTGATTTTTCACACCACAAGAGGTGCTTCATCCCAAGTTCCGCCCATTCGCCCATGTTTAAAGTGCAGGCTAGGATCTCGTTTCCTATAACACACTATCTCTCCACTACGCAACTTTTTAGTTGCTTCTTAATTAACACTTAGTATAACAGAGTATCCATTTACTGTCAAACTCTGTTATGTTGTTTTTACACAACACTTGTTAATCTTAAGCAACCTTTTTGCTTGCTTCTTAATTGTCTCTAGTATAACAGCCTATCCATTTATTGTCAAGATTATTATACTACAAAAAACTAAACCCCTGGGACTTTTTAGTTTCCCAGGGGTTGAATAAATTTGTTATGATGTAACTTGTTATTCTGTTCCCCGGGCACCTCTTTGATTATCATTGCCGCGAATACTTGTAGGATATGATACCGCGAAGGCTGATAAGGTTTCTATAGACCATAGCCCCGTATGTTTCGGCATGTAACAAGTTTTATTCATCATAGTAGTTTATTTAGTCCTGGTTAAAAATAACAGCAATTTATATAGTGTTTTTTACTGTTTATGTGTGTATTATATAGGAGTTTTGCTTATAAGTCAACATTCTTTTTACCCATTTTGAATTTTTCCTATAATCATATATCTAGTACCTCGGCTATCATCTATTTCATCTTCAATTAACACTTTGGAATTTTTTGGTAATTGATTTTTAAATTCTTCCAGTGAGTGTACACAGTTAATGTGTCCTTTAATCCAATCCATATTGTTTGATTGGAATGCAAAATATGCATTAGATTTTAATTGTGACCAATAAGGCCAATCTTTCATCGGCAACATGTGTTCACATGATGTATTGATAACAAATTTTGTATTTGAATAATTTATCTGTTTTGTAAAAACATCTCCGGTTGACCAAGAAACATTTTCGTAGTTTTTAAAAAATTTATTTTTTCCAATGCGAACAACATTATCATTGAGGTCTATCGCAATTATTTTATTTACTTTAGAATCTAGTAAAGGTATCAAAATACTTCCGTACCAACAACCCAATATTACTAAATCAGAATCTTTTTCTAAAAACTCACTAATTTGCTCAAGTAAATTTTCTTTTGCTTTGAATTGATTATCACTGAAAGAATCAATAATATCTAAACATTGGTCAGGAAATTCTTTTATCGTTTTTAAAACATTTCTAAATACAGATTCTTCAATCATTTTGTTACCAAATAGTCATTAATTATCAGCATGTCCAACCCACATTTTTTAAATGTTTTTACCGCATCCTCAGGTGTTTCAACCATTGGTTCTTGGCAATTAAAACTAGTATTGAGCAACATTGGAATACCAGTGAGTTGATAAAATGCATTTATCAAATTATAATAATGTTCATTGAAATCTTTAGTTACTGTTTGAATCCTGGCTGTCCCGTCAATATGTGTTACACCCGGAATTTTATCTGAAATTACATTTACGATCCGTGACATATACGGACTAGTTTGATTTGTATCAAAGTACTCTTGATAATGTTCTTCAAGCACACTAGGGGCAAACGGCCTAAAATCTTCTCTTAACTTAATAGTTGAGTTAATAATATCTTTGATGTTTGGATTTCTAGGGTCTGCTAAAATACTTCTGTTACCCAATGCTCTATTACCACTTTCGCTTTTACCTTGATACCAACCTACTATTTTACCATTTGCGATAGCGTGTGCAACTTCTTTGTAAACATCATCCATTGTTTTTTGCTGATATATTAACCCTTCAAATATATTAGAATCTACTGTATGTTCTTTGCCTGCATATACTGCAGGGACATGAATATTTTTATTTAAAATATAATCGGCATGCATATAAGCACCCAATGATTGCCCTTCATCACCTACGGCTGGTGGTATATGTACATTATTATAGTATTTGGTCAATTCTTCATTCATATATCCATTATACGCAACTCCACCTGCAACACAAATATTATCTGATGTTTTAAGAGGGTATACAAATTTTTTAATTAGATTGATTGTAACCTGTTGTAATGTAAATGCTACATCTTCTTTTGAAACTTGTTTTAAAATTGCAGATGATCCTTCAGGTAATCTATGATTGGGATTTTTTAAATATTGGTCAATCATTAAATGAATTTCATTGTTATATTTCCCAAACCCTACTAGTCCCATGGTCTTTCCAGCATCAAGATATCCAAATCCAATGTCTTGGGATAGCCTATTCCAAAGTCCACCTATTGATATTTTATCAGATAGGTTAGTAATAGTACCGTGCTTGTCAATAAATATACAATTAAATTGCCATCCTCTACCATCAATTGCTAGTATATCAGATTCAGCAAACCCTGAACTTAACAAAGCATAAGTAGCATGACTTTGATGATGATCAATATAGTAATAGTTAGCTGTGTGTAATTTATCCCATAGATTGTTTGGGGTGAATGACAAAAAAATTGTATCAGGTAAGGTATCTTTAAGCAAATCTATTACAAACTCTTGACCCAAATTAGAAACAGTAAAAGCAAACACATTATCTTTGTTTGATTTTTTGTAATTAGGTGAAAAATGTTCTAGAAAAAATTCTCTGCTATATGTAGGATCATGTGAGTTTACACGATTAAGATTGTGTTTTCTTCTAGTATATCTCTCTGCTTGATGATGATATTCCCCATCGTATGTATTATGGTCGTGAATGTTCACTGCTATTGAAAAAATTTTCATTGTTTTCTGTTTCTTCTTGAATTATTTTAAGTATTTGTATTTTTCTAATTTCGGGCCTAATAGGAATTATATCGTAACAGGTTTCACAATATTTTTCAAACTTAAACAATCTGTAAGTCATCATTTTGTCTATATTTTCTTTGGTGATATCAAATTCTCTAGAACCGTTAATAACTTTTCTACTGCAATGCCGTATCTTTTTAATTTCAAAATCAAAGACCGGAACTAAAGGAAATTTTGCACAAATCTTTCTGTCTATTTCTGGTGCTTTCTCTTTAAATTCAAAACTAGGAGACCTAGAATTATATTCTTTGAATTCAGTATTTTTATGGTCAAGTACAGCTAAACTATACTTTTCTCTATATTTGAAATAATTAGGTGTTTCTATAATTAAGTTATAGTTATTCTTAGCATTTTCTTCAAGGAAATCATAGTTACCTAATTTTTCAATTCTATCCTCATAGAAATCAAGAACCAGATGTTCCATATATATTATATCCGGATCTTCTAGTACCCATGGATAAAATTTTCTTACCAAAGAATTAGACAATACTTGTATAACTAAGTTGGGGTGTTTTTTAATCTCATCAATTACTTCTTTTAGATTTTTAATAAGCCCGGGTTCACCCCCAAGCAAACATATTCTTGTTTTGTATGGGCTTAAGTATTCAAGTATATTTCGTAAAAAATCCATATCAACTGTTAAGTTTCTCATCTCTAGAGTCCATGCCGTACAATAGTGGCAGGACTTGTTACATGATTTTGTCAAATAAAAATCAACTACTAAATAATCCGAAACTTTTAAATCTGCTAATGTTAGCATACGCTACTACCTTATAAAATTAACAATTCTATCGTAATTAGGCCTCAGATCGTCGGGTCTCACTTGTTTCAGTAACGACTTTGCCTTGCCTACAGTCATGATCATGCGGGGTTGGTTAGTTATAAATGGAAAATCTTTCCATTTTGATAAATTTGAAGGAAGACATCCAATGAGTGATACGTTGAGTTGATTTTCTAAACACATTCCACTAAATGCAGTAACAAATAATCCCATTTCAAATGAACTTGAATGATTTAGGCGAGATACATCTAACGCTTCAAAGTTGCGTCCTCGTTTAACCGCATCTTGTTGATGCGGGCTTAATATTGTTTCTACTCTTGTTGTAAAGATAAGCAAATAAGAACAACTTAAAATATTAGAATAAAATGGCAAATATCCGCCGCTATATCTTTCCGCAACAATATTGTTGATATCAACGTTGTCAGCTTTAGCTTCATTACCTAGACAATTAAGGTAGGCTAAGTCTTTATATTTTTGATTTTCTGATCCTTGTCCTATTACATGTACACTATACGGCATAAAATTATTTTTAGAAGGAGTAACCTCCCATGTTTTCCTTAATAAGGAGTCAATTAACGATTCCGGTATATCAACGGTATTGTCGTACTGTAGTACAAATCTTCTAGATTGTAAGGTATCATATATCATAATTTTCTCCAATTATATTAATAATAGTATTTATTTCATTTGAAGTTAACCAAGCATGTATCGGCAATGATAAAATTGTATCAGCAACTATCTTAGAGTTAATACAATTATCTTTTCTGTGAAAAATTTTATCATACATTGAATTAGATGACAATGGAATTTCATAATGTATAGAAGCACCTAATAATTTCTGTAGATGGTTTCTTGTTTTATTGTCTGTAACTCGTATTGTATACTTGTGGAAGTTATGATTTAATTCTTGCGTAGATGACTGTACATGCATTGGTAATTCTTTAAATATAGTATTGTAACGGCGAGCAATTTCTTGCCGACGTAACTGAGTTCTTTCCATATTTTTCAAGCGCAAATTAATAATCTCTGCATTAAGCACATACATTCTAGAATTGTACCCAAGCATTTCAAAGTCAGAATCTTTACCATGCCGTCTTATTTTTTTAAAAAATTTGACCTGACTTTCGTTGTTAGTTAGAAATACCCCGCCACCGTTTATGCCGGCAATAACTTTGTTGCTGTTAAAGCTGTAAACACTACAATCACCAATTGTACCTGCTTTTATTCCGTTTAAACTTGACCCAATACTCTGTGATGAATCTTCAATAAACACAATATCTTTTTCTTTCGGATTGTCGGGACCGAACGCATGAATTTTAAAAGGAAACAAATTCTGTTTAGAAGGACTAATATTAAGTGTGCGCTCAAGCAAATTTTCTATCAGTTCCTTGCTTGGTAGTTTTTGTTGATCCCAGGCTGCACGAATTTGCCTTCTCTTTGAATATAGTTTTTCAATTCCGTTTGTCATATATTTTTTCATTTAATGTTACTCTGATATTTTTTTCAAAACTGGGAAATTTCCAATGTTTATCCGGGTCACCGTTTCGAACAGCTTCATGAACATCTTTGTTTAATGTTTCAGAATGTAATCTACGATCAATATCAACATTTGGATATCCAATCCCCACTAACAGTTTTATTCTATTATTTACACCGAGCAGTTGTCTAACTGGATCTTCATCTATGGCTGAGCATAGACCAGTTTTATATCCTAACAGGGTCGCAGATAGTATAAGTTCACCTACGCTAATCCCGATAGAAAAATTTATTTGTTCTTCGTATGATATCATTGCGTTACTGTCTCTATAGGCTTTTCCTGCAAGATGTGTTCCGCCTCTGGCTATGCCTTCCTCTCTCACATACACAAACAAAACATTTGCAAGTATTTGAGAATTTTTCACAGAATGAGTATCGTCTTGCCAATATTTTCCGCTGTCGGCAACCCCAAAAATTCTTTCCTGTCCACTGCCCATAAGCATAAATTTTTTTGTATTATCGTATACCTGTTTAATTATAGACTGATCAGTGTATATCTTTAATGAATAATGTGTTTCATTTTGTTTAGAAGGAGAATTTGTAGCAGCATATATCAATGTTTCTAGATCTTGTTCTGGAATGACCTTTGACAGGTCGTAGTTACGCTGTGCTCGTTGTGCTGTGTCTACTGCTTTTTTTATTTCTTCATGCATATAATTCACTGCGTAAGATGTTTATAATATTTTTAATTTCGTCTTCGATCAGCCAAGCATGTATTGGTAAAGATAAAATAGTTTCTGAAACCAATTTAGAATTTACACAATCGTCTTTTCTATAGGCAATGTTGTTGTACAAGGTGTTTGTGCTCAGTGACTTTTCATAATGAACTGAAGCGCGAAGTACATTCTTTACTCGATCTCTAGTTTGTTTATCGTTGAATCTTAATGTATATTTGTGATAATTATGATTCAATCCTGGAGAATCTGTTTGTGTATGCACTGGCAAATCTTTAAACGCTTCGTTGTATTGACGGGCAATCTCCTGACGTCTTGCCTGGGTCTTTTCCATATTTTGCAATCGTAGGTCAATGACTTTTGCATTGAGAACATACATTCTAGAATTGTAACCCAACATTTCAAAGTCGTCACCTTTGCCATGACGTCTAATCTTTTTAACTAACTTTGCCTGTTTTTCGTTGTCAGTTAACAATACACCACCACCGTTAATGCCTGCAATGACTTTGTTGCTGTTAAAACTATACACGCTACAATCACCAATGGTGCCTGCCTTTGTACCATGTAGACTTGATCCTAAACTTTGTGCTGCATCTTCGATAAAGATAATATTTTTTTCTTTACAAAACTCTTTAATCGCAGTAGTATCCGTCATATTACCAAATAGATGTACATATATGACAGCCTTGACCTTTTCGCTGTACATTCGTTTAACACTGTCTAGGTTCATGTGGTAAGAGTCTAGATTGATGTCACAGAATACAGGTGTTGCACCTACTGCACTAATACAGGCCGAAGACGATATCCAGGAAAAATCAGTTACCAGTACTTCGTCGCCCGGTCCTATACCGTAACTCAGCAATGCAAAGTGCAATGCGTCTGTTGCATTTGCTACTGACACTGCATATTTTCTACCAATACGTTCAGCAAATTCGCACTCAAATTTCTCATTGTTTTCATAATTAAGTTGTGACATGAATTTGTCAAACACCTGTAGGTATGCTTCTTTGTTTTCTCTATATTCTCTGTCCCAACCATCATACGATATCATATATAATTTCCTTGTTTCTTTTTGGGCTCCAATTAATAGGAACTTTTATCTCACCACCAAAACGATCACTTTTTACTAACTGCAAAGATATATTGTATTCTCTAGCAAATTTTTTAGCTTGATCAAGTTGGTGTTCATTATGTTCAAACACAATAAAACTCCAAACAATATGCACTCCCATACTCTTACCTAAAATCATTGCATCAAATAGTAACGCACTATTTTGACCAACTCTATATATCATACTAGTATCCTTTAACCCGTCTAGACCAAAAATCCATGTGACGTTTGTATGAGACAACTCAAACGCTTTCCTATACCATTCTATATTTTTTTGGCTTGCAGCAGTCATAATTCTTATATTCTTATTTGGATACGTTTTAGAAAATTCTAAAAACGGAAACAAGTCTGGCCAAAATATTGGGTCAGATAATTGACCGCAAAGCATTACACCGGCATCAAAGAATCTTAAAAGTTTTTCAGCATCTTTTAAAGGAAGATCAAATCCATTATTGATTCTTGTTTTAATTTCTTTATATTTATTAGAGTCTTTGGGAGCCTGTAGTTTTGCTCTAGTGCATTGCGGACAATGTAGTGAACAGCGAGTCGATGTTTCGACATTGGGCAACCCTAGTGTTTTTTGTGCGTTGATAAATTCTGTGTGGTCAGTCATTATTACCTTTCGCCCCAGCTCGGCAGATGCGGTGGTGTGCTGTTGGTAAATTTCCAGACACTTGGAAATTTAATGCATTCTACTTCGTTAAACATACAGTCAACCGATCACAGTCTTCAACAAAATTTATGTGTCTTTTTACAATCTCAGCTTTCACTTCGGGGGGTATTGTTTTATTATGCCGCCATATTTCCAACTTGGTAAATATAATTTTAAACGACGAGTTAGAAATAATTTCTAACAGTTCCGATGGGAAACATCTATTTATATGGGGGTTTGTGTATACATCATCCAATAATTTATGTATTATTTCATGTGAATATTGTTCTTTTAACCGATTTGCAATAGTTGCAGCATCTGAATACAAATGTTCCCAATCTAACAATATAGGGTTTTTATTATAGTGATAATTAACATCACCTATGCTAAAGTTATAATGTGAACCCACACTCGACGACCACATTGGGCCTCCCTCGAAGTACATTATCCCGTTTGGTTTTAATACTCTGTATAATTCTTTAAGCACAGCACTCAAATTGGTTATGTGCTCCAGAGTGGCAACGGAAAATATAGAATCAAAATACTCATCAGCAAATTCTAAATTACTAGCATTTTTTTGCATTGCCGTTATTCGTTCATTTATTTTTTGTGTTTTGAACGATTTATTAATAGAAACAGTAACAATCTCTTTTGCACCGCGACGTTCCAACTCATAAGGGACTGCCAACGATGTAGATCCACCAACTTCTAACACCACTTGATCCTGAACATTATTTATTTCATAAAATCTATTCAAGATTTCTTCTTGATAGTCTAAGAGCTTTGGTATGATATTACTCACTTATTGGTTATTAATTATTATTGGTCCCACACTTTTCTTTGCAGCATCTTGGTGCACTAGTTGGGTGACGCATTATGATGTCGATAAAGTTTTTCCAAACCTCTGAAGATATGATGTGGAGTACCGACTCGTTATTGGATAATTTTAGAGTTTCGTTATAGAATCCCAACTCTTCAATGCTTTTTCTAGTTGACGGAGCATCACACCAACAGCAGGGAAGCAAATAGCCATCTGTGGTATATGCTATACCTTGTGACACCCCGGTGTTATACGTTTGCTTATTACTTTCATCATAATAATATGGCATGCATTCAGGTTTAATGTAATTTATCATATGCTTCTAGTATTGCTGTAACATCAGGTTGTTCTATGTTTCGTTTCCAATATACACTTCCGCCATCCTTTATTGTGTTATCTCTAAGATAAATTACTTCTTTTCCAAAATATTTGCATTCTTGAATAATTCTTGGTGCTGGATCAAATGTTTCTTTGGTATACACATATGTTTCAAACATTCCCATTAGATTTTCTACAGGTACAAATACATTGTTATTGTTTATGTTAACATAGTTTTCGTTATAGGTCAATATACCGTGATTGGGATAATCTTGGATAACTTTTTCTACTGATGCATAATATTTATCGTTAGTTCCCAAAAATAAATGTTTAAATTGTATGTTATTTGTATTTAGCTTATAAATGCCAAAGTTAATAGTTTTTTCAAAATGTTCACCTACTCCATTTGAGTATATTTCAGTATCACATATATCAATGATTTTTTTAGTTGAATAAAAATTTACAGCCTTAGGGTAAGCTAACGGGTGATTTTCAGAATACACGGCAATCACTTTATTTGAGAATAATTGCATCAATGAGTCTTGTTGTTCTATTTTATAATCTTTGAAATTTTGCCACGACAACGTTATCATACTCCTACCCATCACCAACGTAACGTCATTCTTACTAGGCACAAAAGTATCAAACACTATGTTTTTGCAATGGATGTACTTGGCAGTTATTGCTCGTATATAATCCTGCGGAGTAAAGTTTCTATGACAGATTACAACTAATTTGGCTGTTATACCTAGTTCGTTTAAGACCGAAATATACTCATAACTGTAATACAATAAACCATCTACTGGTTTACTGGTGCATACTATATTCAAATTCATTTAAGTGTTAATTGTATTTTGCTACTATATAAAGCTATTTATTATGGTATGTTATAGTAAATTTATTTTAAAATTTTATTATTGATAAATATTCAAATAGAAAGATATAGTACAATACTGGTGGTGTAGGGAAAGATTTTGGGGATTTAAAAGACTTATATGAAATACGCAATCACTGGCCATACGCAAGGAATAGGTAAATCATTATTTAACCGATTAAGTCCAAATTGTATAGGATTTTCAAAATCAACAGGGTATGATATTACTAAAAAAGAATGTAGGCAAAAAATCATAAAACAATCAAAGGATTGTGATGTATTCATAAATAATGCATCAGATGGATTAGGCCAAACTTTATTATTAGTTGAATTATTTACTGAATGGAAAGACACTGATAAAACAATTATTAATGTGGGTAGTAGGATAGCAGAAGTTTCTTCAGCAGTAAGTCGTTACAACTTACTTGGGTACCAAGCAGAAAAACTAATATTAAAAGAAATGGCTATCAGATTACACAGGTTAGAAAAATGTGATGTAAGATATCGTTGGTTTGCATATGTGGGTACAGAAAAAATATTAAAAAAATATCCACATTTTGTATATCCTACTGATTATATTAGCGAAGAAGAAGCATGTGATATTATATTAAATTAAATGAAATATTTTACTGAATTAAATTTATATGAATGACCATCCAATTTGGCAAGATTTTAAACATATTGATATAGACGTGGATACCGCGTTGATATTTCCCCACGGCGCTGGCGGACATTTTTTAGCAGCTTATAAAAATCAGGAAATATTTAAAGGGAAATTAAATGAATATCACCTCAGTTATGCTAATAATTACACCTTGCCGTGGTTCAGATTAGATACCTGGGGAATTGAGTATATTTCTATTTCAACTAGACTAGATGATATGTATGATGTTGCAGAAACAATTGTATCACCTAATATTAAACACTATAATAATTTAATATTGGGGCATTACATTCCGCATATAACCTCAAAAATTTTTAATCTATCAATAAATGAATTAGTTATTATAAATGTTGACAAAGAATGGGCTTGGTTGCCAATGTCATTAGCTAACATTAAAAACTTGTTTGCATCATCGTATGCAGATAAACATTTTCTCATAGGACATATTTTATCATACTTTGACACACTATCAAAAGTTCCTAACTCTAAGTTTGCATCAATGCCTATGTATAGTACCATGACCACAGACAGTTTAACCGTTGCAGCGACTAGAACAAAGCATCTAAGAGGCAAATTAATCGATGTAAATTGCCCATACATGTGGGATTATGTATCTTGGATAAAATCCAACGGAATGCAGATAAGTGAGCAAACATTTATAGAATTTACATCAGTTGTATTTGGAAAAAGTGCTGCAACTGAGTACTACGATTCCTATTACAATGACAGCAACATACAAGCATTAGAATACTTTCAAACCAACACTTCAATAATCCATGTTGATTATATTGATTTATTTTTTAAGGGGAGAGTTCAAAATGTTGGATCCTTAAAGATAAATATTAAAGAACTAAAACAGTATTCAACAGATAACATTAAAATTCTAAAACATCTACTATTAATATCAGATGGTGAGTTGTTAGAATTATTACAAGAAAAGATTCCACAGTTAGAATCATTTATAAAAGAAGTAGCCCATGATTAGACAGATTGATATTGATATTGACTACGAAAAACTATTATGCACAGTTCTGAAGTTAGATATAATTAATATGTTACAAGAGAATCCGCAATTAGCAGTACATCGAAGAGTTGATACATTGCCCAGTGATCAGTTATCAGAAGGATGTAATAGTTTAATATATAATTGGGATAATTATGATCCTGCAATACATAAAGAATTACCAAAGCGTATAAATATATTAAATGAAAAAGATTTCAACATAACATGCGATTTATTTAAAGATACGTATATAGAAACAGTGACCAATATACTAAATGAACTCCATGGCGTATACCGAGGAAGATTAATGACACTGCGGCATAAAACTTGTTTATCTACCCACACAGATGAAACTTATAGAATACATATTCCATTGATAACAAATCCATATTGCTTTATGGTGATAGAAGACACTGTGTATAAAATGACAACTAATGCATCTTACATAGTTAACACCATGGTTGATCATACAGCGGTAAATTCTGGCAGAACTGATAGATTGCACCTTGTATTTTGTACCGGTACGAGGTTTTAATAATGAAAGTAGAAAAAGAATATCTAGTAGAAATAGAACCTATTTTTACAAGTATTGAGTTACTGGATATATTTAATGAATTAACAACAGAAGTATTTTTAACTCGTTCTGATCTGTTAGACGAATATAGATTTTTAATGGCGCCGACTAATGTTGTAACAAACAACAAATATGATGGAGAGATAACACAGGTAATACCTATTAAATTAAAAACTGGAACAATTTATATTTGTGAGCACGAATTTTATATTTGTGAGCACGAATTTAAAAGATTCAACACACACTTTAAATGGTTGCACTTTACTCATAATGATTTAGCAAAATATGAAAAGTACATATTTGATAAAGTTAAAAACAGTAATATAGATCCAGTCAACTCTTGGTACTTTTCATACATGCAGTCGGGTGTAGTGTTTCCTAAACACATTGACGGCAAGATTTCAAAATTAAGATTTCTGCACTCAGTAAAACAACCACACTCAGATGTTAGTTTTGAATACAATGATAAATCATATTATTTTCCGGAAAATTCATCGTATATATTGAACGGTGAAGTTCCTCATACTATAATAAACAATACTCTCTATGATCGTCTAATGTACATAGGAACTATTACTGATGTTGGTGGGAGTAATATAATTAAAAAATGGCTGAACGAATAATAATATATAATAGCAGCCTACGTGATGACGTAGAGGAATTTAGAGAAAAGACATTTGCCGAAGGTAATCAAAGTCTTACTAAAGATAAATTTGATCCTGATAATATCAAAGGACAAATTTGGTTAGCATACGAAGATGATGTGCTTGTAAGTATTAGTGCGGCTGAAGAAAGCCATTATACAAACGAACAAGATGTTATTCGTAAATGCAGATATCATATTCTTAAAAAATACAGACATGGTAGATATGGATTTAAATTTCTTAAAGAAATGATTCCGTGGTGCATAAAAAACGATTACAAACTACTGTACTGGACGCATGATGTAACAAACATTGCTTTAAATGCCTTGTATCAACGCAAGAAGACTTATGCCGCAACTACTAATAACAATTGGTTTCATGAATGGCCTTACACTGAATTGCAATTTGAAAAAAATTTGTTATTTAAAACAGGAAATATGCTACAATTTGTTTATAGTATATATGTAATTTCTGATTTTATTTGGAACCCAAAAGGTACTTTTATGTATTACTATCCGCATTCTGGGGAAATTTTATCATGGGATAATATTAAATCAACTGCAATAGAATGTAATAAATTATATGGATGATTTTGGAACCAGTCGCACAGTTCATACGGTGAGATTCCCTAATATAATTATGGCTATAAAAGATATAGATGTAAGCAAATATTACTTAGGATTAAACGAAAGAAAAAAAATTAAGGAACGTATAAATGAAGTAGCAGATGAGGTAAGAAATTGGTTAAATCCTATAATTGATTTACAAGAATTGCCATATTCGTATCATGCTAATGGTACTCATAACAGTATAGAGCAATGGATGGCAAGTGAAAGTAGATCCATTTATTGTTTTAGAGGTGAGTATCCATATCCATCTCATTTAAGGAAAGTAAACATAGTAGATAATGTTAATGAAATTCCAAACGAGGCAGTAGTTTATATGAGTAATCCGTTTAGTTCTAATGGTAATTATGATAATAGATATTATGATATTAAAAACCCTGTAATTTTAGATATTGCATATGTAGGAACAACAAGCACTCATTCTATTAGAGTGACCAAAAACACTGAACAAGTATTTTGGAGTGCTAGTAAACCATTTGGATTGGGGAATTATAGAACGGGGTATAAATTTACTAGACTAAAAGATTCTCTCCAAGAACAATTAAAAGATACTGGATATTTTAATGTTTTAAGTGTGGCTATATTATCTAACTCGTTGAAGATTTATTCAGTTACTCAATTATATAATATGTTAAATGATGAATACATTAATATATGTAAAAGAAATGATTTAATTCCGAGTGATAGTTTCTTACTAGCAACCTCATTAAACAAAAAGTATGAACATTTAAAACGTGAAAATGGTCATATACGAATTCCTGTAGGGAAAATTTTAGATAGACTAAATACAATTTAATAAAAGAAACAACATAATGCGATATCCTGCTCCTACTATAAATTATGCTCCACTTAAACCTTTAACCGATGAATTACATAATGGATTACTTAATATATACAAAAGAACAAAAACATATATAACTTCATTTGAAGTTATTGGTTTCACTGGAACATATATGTCCTGGGCAGAAACAAATGAAGAACATCAATGGATTTTAGATAATATACTTCCGTTTTTTAACATTTCAGTTGGTGAATGTTTAAATCTTCAATATACTGAAGAAGATAATAATATTAAAGAATTGGGTATTAGAACTGACAATTTTCCAAGAACTGATTGGGGATTTAAAAAAGAAAGGGTGCCAAAAAGATTACCAAATTCATTGAATTTTACAACAGTACACCCACATAGTGTTGTTACTGCTCACAATGACCATGAAGCAGGATGTAAAATAAATATTCCTATTTTAAATATGAGTGCGGCTAATTTATATTTTAGGCAATCTGATGAGCAGTATTTTTATCCTGCGCCGGTTCTATTAAATTGTAGGAAAGACCATGAAGTTCAACGCATTGAAAGAATGACTGAACATAATATACCGGAAAGAACATTTTTTCAAATAGTACTTAAAGGGGAGTATGAGTTTTATAAATCCACACTTCCTTTACCAAACGGATATTAATGGCGCATATTATTTTATGGAATTCATTAGCAGACGCCGGGGGTGCTAGGGCTTTGGGACCTTATCAATTAGGATCTTGGTTAAGACACAATGGATATGTCGTTAAAGTCATTGATTTTTGTAATCGTTTAACAACAGAGCAGTTAGTTACTATAACAGAAAAATACATAGAACCGCAAACTCTTACAATAGGAGTAAGTGGGACATTTTGGAAAAATGAAAACTGGCCTCCAAAATCAGGATATGAATATAATGAACCTGTTTGGGTCAATGCTGCTCGCACTATTATAGAAGATAAACATCCAAATTTAAAATGGACTATGGGCGGGGCACAAACCTATTTAGATAAAACAAACAGATGGGAAAAATTTACGGGTCATGCTGAAGATATATTCCTTGATTGGTTAGACCATATAGGAAATAATTTAAATATTCGCAGACACAAGTTTGATATCAAAGATGCTTTTCAAACTTTTCAAAATGACGATCATATCACCTCGCATGAAGTTATCCCCATCGAACTTGGTAGGGGTTGTAAATTTAAATGTAAGTTTTGTGCTTATGACCTAATAGGAAAAACATCAGGTACTTACTTACGTGATTACCAATCTGTCAAGCATCAAATATTACACCACCATGAACAATGGGGAACAACACGATTTATTTATGTAGATGATACTGTCAACGAGAACAAAGAAAAAGTTAAAGTTTTAGCAAATATAGCACAAAGTTTGCCTTTTAAAGTTGAATGGATTGGTTATATAAGAGCAGACTTAATTTCTGCTAAACCCGAAACTGAACTGATGCTCATTGACAGCGGGTTAAAAGCTGCATTTTTTGGGATAGAATCATTTGAAGAAAAATCAAGTAATTTAGTAGGAAAAGGTTGGAGTGGCAAACACAGTAAAGATTGGTTACTACAAAAACGAAAGAATTGGGGTACTAACTTGACATGGCAATTAGGTCTAATTACCGGAATTCCTGGTCAAACACCTGACCAACTGTTAAAAGATACTCAGTGGCTAATTGACAATGATATGCATAATTGGAGTTATTTTCCATTATGGTTAGAGCCAGGATTTTATAAAAGTGAATTTAGTATAAATAGTGAAAAATATGGATTTAAGTTTCCTGACAAATCACGGCCATGGTACTGGGAAAATAATGATTGGACATTTGATATTGCACTAGAAGTTTACAATGAAGTAACTGAACTTAGTAAAGACAAGATGAGGTTGGGTTCTTGGGCAATTGGAAGATATGCATCATTAGGATATCAGTTTGAAGAATTAATGAATCCTTATCAGATGGATTTACCGTGGCAAGAAATAAAAATTAAAGATAAGGAATTTGTCAATAATTATATTTCACTTAGTCTAAAACACTAGTCTTAATTGTTTTAAACGAGCGTACATATTAAATCCCCGTTAAATCTTCTTGTCCCGCAAGACTAAACATTAAACAAATTCTATCTTCGGTTCCTTCGTGTTGTACTGCATGTTTATAGCCTACGTTCATAAAATATGCTTGGCCGGTTGCTGCTAAATGATGTTCTTCAATCTTTCCTTTATTCCAAAATAAATTTTTAACATTATCTGTCCCTGATATAGGAACAATAATACGTACAGCATAATCTGGTCCATAATCAATATGAGGAGATAATTCTTTGCCCGGTCTAATTCTAGTTAATCTAACACGAATAGGGCTTGATTTGAATTGCGATTCAATAGTTTTTTGAATATAACTACCTTCATAAATTGCCAATGGATGATACCAGTTATGCTCATTCATTGCGGGTATCAGATTTTTTGCCCGGGTAATTTTAGTTCTGAATCGTTTAACGGCTGAATTTCCCAATTCTGTTGAATTTGCTAATGTTCTACATTCATTCTTAAGCTCTGTTAAATCTAATAATTTATTAAGTGTGGGTTCAAAGTATGTTAAATTAATTTGATCAAAGTGATGATAGTTGTTTTCAGCCAAAGTAGGATGATTACTACATAATCCTCGATTAGCTTGAAATAAGTTAACCCATTCCGCAGATAAACGGTTAACTTCTTTTTTTAATTCTATTAAATCAAATTTAATATCAGGCAATGTAGCACACACTGGTAATTGATATTTTGTGCGTATAGTCATTTTATTCCTTTATTAATATATTTTTTATTATTATCGCAGGCAAATCTATATCGCCGGTGTTTCTTCTATTGTCCCAATTATTTGGGAACGCATGATGTGTGTTATGCAACCCGCTTCCCAAAGTTATCATATTTACCCATTTGTTATTATAACTGTTATCTTTTGTTTCATACAGTTTGTCACCGGATAAGTGACACACGGTATTAACTAGACCAGCAAGATGAAATGATATCACACTAGGTATACTAATTAAAAATATCGGAAGTTGCCAGTTGATATAAAATAATGATAGCCAAACTGCTGCTATCAACAAAAAATAATATTTATATACAAACATTTGATCTTTTTCTCTCATCAAATCTTTAATATATTTAACTTCTATTTGAAATGGTTTCCAAACAGTTAACCAAACTCTCCACGCTGACTGAGCACCATGCGGATCGTCATTCGTATCAGAAGCAAAATGATGTTTTCTATGAACGCCTACCCATGCCATCGGAGGACCAAAACAATTTAAACTTGAGAATACCAGCATAGTAGTATGCCAAAATTTTGAAGTTTTAAAACTCCTATGACAAAAATATCTATGTAATCCGATTTCCCCTCCTAATTTATTAATTAAAATGAATGCAATAAAAGAACTAAACAACATCCATAGGTTACCATACATCAATGCTATTATTGTAGCAAAATGGTTAAATAGTATAAGTGCTTTTATTTTGTAACTCATTTTAACGGTGCCAAAAATGTTTTTCTAAGTGGAGTCTTATACCAGGCAGCAATTCTTAATAATTCTCTAATTTTAGTAGGATCAACCGGACCGCGTTTATGCATACTAACAAGCTGTTCCATTAAAAAAATATCACCCTTTTCCCAATTATGCGTGTAAATATAATCGTCAATTTCAGTATGTAAATATTTTAATCTGTCATATACTTCTTTGTGATTAGGCAATTTTTCATTATTTTCATCGGCCATATATTCAATATTTAACATAGGAAAGTATAACCCATCAGTACCTAAGGGATGTATTGGTTTAAGTTTGAGAAAATTTTTCTTTTGAAATTCTAATTCCGGGTATAGGTGTGTATTAGCAGAATCAAAATTTATACAATTGCTAATGTGTGAAAGAATTCTATTTTTTTCAAAGTCTTTTTGTTCATCAGTTGGTAATACGTAATGTGCCATTTTTTTACCATAGGTATCTTCTGATTTATTTGTTGTTCGCATTCTCACATTACTATAAAAATCTTTTTCAGCTTGTGTAAAATTTTTCCACATTGGAATGCTGTTAGATAATATAGTAGGTGCTACTCCTTCTACTTCTAGTCCATACAGTCCCACTAATTCTTCACTGTTTGGAACAAATAAAACATTTTGATGCCAATCTAGTTCTCCGTGTCCAAATAGTCCTTTTTCATTTTCAGTTAGCTGTTGATTGGTTACCCTATAAAATATAGGATAGTCTTTGTGACAACACCAAATATTTGCATGTCGGTGATATCCAAATTCCAATTGCCATTCGGCATATTCTTTTACCGGAGTAATTACATTTTTAAAAACGACGGCTCCATATTCTGCAAGTAATTTTGCTACTTCTACGGGATCTGTATTCATTACATCATTTTCTAAAATCTTTAACGCTACCACATTCTTTCCCGACATTAAATGTTTGGTCTTCATATTATATTTTCCTTAATATATTTTCCATATAAACTTAAATCGTCACTTGATAAAAATTTATAGTCATCGGTTTTGATTGTAGTTCTACATCTTAAAGAGTTACATTTACACTGATTAATAATCATAGTTCCGTTTCCTATGCTAATCGTGCCGTAATCAATTGTTAATTCTTCACCTGTGTTTATTTGTCGTTTAGCAACTAATTTATTAAAACCAAGAATTTTACAATTTGGATCACAACTATGATTTATTGTTCCTTTGTGATTGTTACTTATTTGGTGCAAAAATATTCCACTCCCCATTGGCATGGCAATAAAATTATCATTAGAATCAACTACAAGTCCTCCGATGATTGCAATTAATTGTTCGTTGATAATAACTTCTTCTGCTAATCTAGCATTTCCAGAAATTAAACTTTCTACTATCTTACTTTTTATGAAGAAGTGAGTTAGCCCTTCATTGTGTTTCTTTGCAATTTTTTCTAGTATATCTAAGTTCATTTAAATAATTTTCTTATAAGAAATCCACCAATGTCTATTTCCCACCATTTTTCACCAAACTGCGAATTAGTAGGACTTGCATGATGATTATTGTGCCATCCTTCTCCCCACATTAAAAATCCTAATAAAAATAAATTCTTACTGTTATCTTTTGTATCATAATTCCTATACCCAAACATGTGTGTTAACGTATTTATAAAACTTCCTGCATTCCATAATATAGCAGCAGGTACTAGATACAAGTATACTAGCATAAACGGATCGATAAGTAATAATGTTATTGCTATACAGGTGTGTATATAAAAATAATTCTTATGTAGGAATACTTGAAATTTGTCTCTCAACAAATCAGGTACATATCTCACCTTTGGGGTTTCGAACATACTTAACCACTGTATACTAATAAATGATTTATGTAATGGACTATGCGGGTCTAGTTCTTTATCAGTATATCTATGATGCTCTCTATGCACTGCTGTCCAAGCGATTGGGCTTCCTGTTAAGCCATAAAATCCACACAATGTTCCTAAATAATAGAACCATTTAGGAGAATTATATGATTTATGTGATAGCAGTCTATGAAAAGTCATGGTCATCCCTAAGCAACTAGTGATAAAATACACAAAGAAAGCCATAAGGTATTGATACCATTGGCCGTATATAATCAATAGTATGATGCTCAAATGTGCTATAAATTGAGAAAAAAATAACAAGAAGGAATCTCTTTTCATTCAGTATTTAACACCTTTGGCTCCCTATTGGTTCCCCATTTAATATTAATCCAAATACGTTCATGAATATAGTAATCCACACTTAGCAAAATATGTAGCACAGTGGCAAATCCTGCTGCATTACCTAAATTTTCAGTAAACAGATATGTCCATAATATGGTGAACACCCAGGCAGTTAGACGATATGTGATCATTCGTGCAATAGTTCTTTTATGTGTTTCAATCATATTCCCATTTACCTTCTATTGTTTCATCGTGGATATGACCACATACTATACATACATGTTCCATTTTACATCTCCTCTAATTTTTGTTGGTACGCTTGTGCGTGACGTTTTTCAATTTTAGCTAATGCACTAAAACGTTTTTCTGCTTTAGTCAATAATTCTTTGAATTCTTCGGCATGTTCTTTGCTTTCAGAAATTTGCATATTAGCTTCATTTGCAAAAACTAATTCACCTTCAAATTCAGCCGTTTCTTTGAAGTTTGGATACATAATCTCAAACTCATATGTCTCACCGTCAATTGCCATTTGCAAGCATTCTTTGGTAGTGGGCTTCTTAATCATCAACTCCAAGTGACCCCAAGCATGTAGAATCTCTTGATCTGCGGTGTGTTCAAAATGTTTCGCAATTTCTTCATTGCCTTCTTCTCGGGCAATCTTTGCAAAATACCGATATTTAGTATGTGCTTGTGACTCTCCGGCAAATGCGTCGGCTAAGTTTTGCATTGTTTGTGACATAAATTCTCCTAGTGTGTCTAAAAGTATTTATCTAGTCACAAACACTCAATCTTCTTTTATATGCAATCCATTACTGCGTTTGACTCTAGAATTTTCTACATCTTGGTCAAAACGTTGTTCATGTATAGTCTTGTGTCCAAATACTTTTACACTGTGACATAACAAACATCTTGGATTACCGCAATCTAATGCATGATGTTTTGTTAATCTATTTGGTTCTTTAATATACTTTTCAATTCCAGCTGATTTAGCAATTTTCAATTGTTTATTGATGGCATTATCATCCTTAAGTAAACGTTTACTATGCTTAATCTTATCTTCTTCAGTACTCATTTAATGCTTTTTTCTATAATCTTCTACTGCGGCTTTGATGGCATCTTCGGCAAGAATGGAGCAGTGGATTTTAACTGGGGGGAGGGCGAGGTGTTCGGCGATGGTTGAGTTCGTGATGGTGCTAGCTTCATCCAATGTTTTACCCTTGACCCACTCTGTGACAAGACTTGAACTAGCAATTGCCGACCCGCACCCATATGTCTTAAATTTGGCATCTGTGATTAACCCCGTTTCCTTATCTACTTTAATTTGCAGTTTCATCAGGTCTCCGCACGCCGGAGCACCTACTAATCCTGTACCTACATTTTCTTCAGCTTTGGAAAAACTTCCTGCATTGCGGGGGTTTTCATAATGATCTATAACTTGTTTACTGTAGGACATTAAAGTCTCCTGTACTCTATTTATTCCATGAATCGTCTGCTATTACAATCCAGCCTAATTTTAACAAATCTTCACGGATTTCATCTGTAACTACACTTTCAGCAACATGGGCTTTCAATTCAAGCATTCTTTCTCTTTCATGTTGACTTAGAGGGTTAGCTGCATTGTTTAATTCAGTATCTATTTCAATATTATCAACTATACCACTACAGTACCAAGACATATAGTCACCTTCTTCACGCATGTCAGCAATGATTCCACCTGCATGTCTCCAACTACAACTCCATTTTTTCTCTGTTAATATAGGCCATGCATCGTTACGAGTGAAATCATTATTGCATATTGCTGCGTATAGATGTTGAGCATAGATTTTATCACATTTGGCTTTCTCTATGATCCATTCAGTTGTACGCAAGTCATACTCTAAGTTATCTTTACACCACTCTGGGTCCACAGCATGTTCTTTATCCTGTTCCTCATAATCCAGATAAAGATTTATCATGCCCTTAGCAGTGATGTCATTTGGATCTTTTGCCAAATTTTCACGATATCTTTTAATATTGAACTCATATCTAGTTGGACTTCTGTTCATTCTTCACCTTCTGTTTGCTATAGAAAATGTGATTACCAATTTTTGCTACTTGTTTATAGGGCCAAGATGGATCAATGTTAATTGAATGAAAGAACAAGGTTGTTTTTGGAACAACATCTTTGTACATACCCATCATTGTTTGAAATGCAATCATTTCTGCTTGCTTATATGTTGCGCTTGCTTTATTTAATTCACCTTTATCTTCACAAACCCAACTAAATTGACATATAACATTTTCATTGATTACTGTCTTTTGGTAGATTACTTTGCACGGTGTTTCAGCAAAACCATGATTAACACGATTCATTACTACTCTTGCTACCGCGGCTTGTCCAAGCATTGTTTCCCCACCTGCTTCATAGAAGATATTTTTTGCCATACATGCAACCTGTTTCAAATCAATTTTCTTTAGATTAGCAGTAATCCCTGGAAAACTATATAATGATTGCGTAGACAAAGGAACAGCCATGACAGTTAAAAACAGCATGGATATTAAGATTATCTTATTTTTTAATAATAAAAACATAATTTCCTTTCCTGTAGTATACTACAGTTTTAATAATTAACCAAATAGTTTGGTTAATTTACCCAGCAGTCACAATTGCATGTGATTACTTGTTCAATTGCTTGTGCAACTGAAATTGATGATGGTAACAACGATGAAATAAATGATGGATTTGCTGGATTTGCTGGATTTGCTGGATTTGCTGGATTTAGTGCCGGTGGAATTAGATTAGTATGAGGTGATCCTGCTAAACTTCCCGGAACAATAGGCCCACCAGGCACCCCAAAATCAAAGAACGGACCAGTGATAGCTAATTGGCTTATGCCCAATGTACCAATTCCTATATCGGGTCCGGGAACCCCAGCTAATACTGCTGCAACACTAGAATTTGGCGGAGTAATGATAGTATTAACCACAGTGGTTACATCGGGAATATTATCGTCAAGTGTTATTCCAACTTCTGATAGCCTCACTTGGTTTCTTTCTGCTCTCATTGCAGCAACAATACTTTGACCAGCAACAAGAGTTAAATCAGAGATAGCTTCTAAATTTTGTGCAGATAAATTAGGTGCTGTTAATATAGCATAGTTAGGTAATAAATCGGTGAAACTATAAATCATCAATGGGTAGGGAAACAAATCACCATTCTTACCAGAAATTCTAGGTGACGGTATCGCTGCCAACCCAGTGTCTCTTGCTAGTTGCTCACTAGCTAATTGTGTAGCAGTGGCACTATACAAATCATTTAGTTCAGATGCTTGTTCTGGGTTCGTTGTGCGTATTGTTGTTATTTCAGTATTAACTAAATCTATCTGGGCTTGCACCGCAGCATCTAACCCCAACGAAGGACCCTGTGTTGCTGTATACAGATTACTATAAATTGTTGGTAGATTTCCAGTTGGCATGTTAGATATTGCATTCTGCAAATTAACCCAATCGTACGGTAATCCTGACATACAGCCAAAAAAGTCTGAGTACGTGTATAAATTGTTAGTTCCGGTGCCTAGTGCCACCAAAGATAATGCAGCCTGCGCTTCTGCTGCATCAGTGGGTATATTAGTACCATTAGTTAACGGTAGACCTTCAATAGTTTCTAAGCTAGCAACTACTTGTGCAAATTTTTCTATATCAATTTTTCTTATATTATTTACTTGCTGCATCGTTGCACTAAACGCACCTGCTGCGGTAGCGATATCACTAGGTAATATACCATCTAGATATGACCCAAATCCTTCAGCTAAAATCTGTAAATTAACCGGAACAATCGTATTAGCAGTAGTAGAATTATTAACAATTGTAGTTGAAGTGGTATTAGTATTGGCAGTAACATTAAATGCATCACCAGTGGTACTTGTTCCAGGATTTCCAAAAGAATAGCTACTAGAGCTTCCGTCAAGCAATGATAAGAAATTATTTACTGTTGTCATTATATGTCACTTATTACGTTTGTTATTGTTATCCACTATCTCTTCCACCAGAATCACCGCCACTAAAATTGCCGTTACCAGAATCACCAGCATTGCGCTGGCCAACCTCGTTTACTAGTTCTACTGGTGGTAGTGGTGGAATACTTGCTCCAATTACTGCTTTTATTGCAGGGGCAGTCAATGCAGGGGACACCGTTGTGACAGTATATATAGGATAATATGTTTTACTATTAGTTGGTCCCGGTACTGCATTGTAGATCGGCACGGTTAATGTTAAATAACTTTCAGGGAACATCTTCTTAACATTCAGTAAATCAGCTAATGTTACTAATCCAGCAGTGTTACAATTTAATGCTACTAATATTGTAGCTAAATCTATACCCGCAATTACTAAAAAGGCTGAATAAACTTTTTGCTGTTGATCTTTAGATACATTAGTATTATTTGCTATTTGATTTATCTCATCACTAGTCAATCCAGTAGACAATAATGCCACAACTAGTGAAGGGGTCAATGCATTATATTTTTTAAGAGTTGCTAATAGATTAGAAGGGTATCCAAATGTCCATATAGTAGACAAGTCTAATGCTTTACCTAGATTGATTAAATCTGTACCAAATACACTAGTTGACAAACTTATCCCAGTAACATCAGCAGTGATTAAATCATTCATGTTACTATATGTACCATCTAAAAACGTCAATGAATTATACATTGCTGT